TCCTTTATCAAGTTATATGGTGTATCTTCATCGAAGATGACAACTTCATCTACAAATTTAATCGATTCAAGAGATTTTTTTCGATCTTCTTGATTGTTAATTGGACGTTTGATTCCTTTTAAACGACGAACGCTGGCGTCCGAATTAAGACCAACAATGAGATAGTCGCCAAGGGCTTTCGATTTTTCTAGCAAGTCAAAGTGACCGCGATGAAGAATATCGAAACAACCATTTGTGAAAATTTTTCGTTTAATTAAATCTTCTACTTTAAGTGTATATGTTCCTAAATGCTGAACACAAACCCCTGCGCCACGATTCGCGATTTCAATTGACTCATCAATTGTATGACCTTTTTCGATTGCATATACTAAAGCCGCCATAAAACAATCACCAGCGCCAGTCACATCGGCGACTTTATCCGAAGTTGCTGGAAGGTTTTTAATTTGATTATTGTAATAATACGTCACGCCCTCTTTACCACGAGTTACAATAAACAATTTTATATTATGCTGCTCTGCTGCAATCTGAATGTTATGATCGGTCGGATTGCCATAAAAATCTTTAAACTCTTTCTCATTACACTTTATGCAAAAAACATCTTCGTAATATTCAAATTTGCGTTTCGGATCTACGAATATCTTCACTCCCGATCTTCGTATTTTCTGTAAAATGAGTTGAAAGTTATCCAACGTTCCTTTGTTATAGTCGCTTATTACAACAGCTGAATAATCGGTAAAATTTACTCTATTGAGGTTGTAAATGACTTCTTGGTTGTTTCCGACGACCTCGTTATCCAATCGGCAGATAATCGTATTATCGACGATAATTCGCGTTTTTTGACAGGTTTCTTTAGAATGAAAGAAATCTACATCAAAACACAAACTTTTAAGGTTTTCGTACACATTTCCCGCTCCACCAGCCTTATTTTCGACTTTTTGCTGTTTTACGAGTGGAGTGGGTCCTTCTGGGTTCAGCTTTTCGCAGGAACCAAATATAAAGGTATCTTGGATCAAATCACCGATAAGAAGGGCTTTTTGCATAAAATAAATAGAATAAATATCACAGAGTATTATATTTATTGTACTCAAATAAGTCAAATTAGCCTCGATGGAGAGTGAAATCGAATGGCAGAGAATAAAACATTTAGCGTCAAGAATGGATTAGATGTAAATCGTACGATTGTTCTTGATGAAAGCAGAAATTTAACGAATATCGGCACAGCTAACGTTGAGACTCTTGTAGTCAACAATGCCGTTATTACAAACGCCACGTTACCTTCTCTGGACGCAGCTGCGAATACAGTCGCTGTAAGCCAAAACGGAGCAGGTACTTTATCCAAGGCTCAATTAAATTTTGTCAATACAAGCACTGTTGGAATTACCGTCTCCAATAATGGCGGCGTAGCAAATATTGCCTTCTCAGCAAATACTGTAAAAGAAGATGCAGCTGCAAACACCGTTGCTGTTTATTCTGAAGGAACTTTACGTTATGCCAACGCAAACCTCAATTTTAATAACACCTCAACAGTTAATGTAACTGTAACGCAAGATACAGCATCAGGGGCTGCAAATCTTTCCGTTTCCGTCAACACTTCTGCAATTCTTGCTTTCTCAAAAGGTGAGAAGGGTGAGAAGGGCGAGGTTGGCGCCAAAGGAATGATGGGCGATCAAGGTTATCAAGGCGTTCAGGGTGAAAAAGGACAAAAAGGCGAACAAGGGTATCAAGGTTTCCAAGGCGTTCAAGGTGCTCAAGGTGTGCAAGGTTCGACTGGTAATGGACTAGAAGTTGCTGGTACAGTTTTGGACGAGATTGATTTACCATATGTTGGTATCAACCAAGGTGATGTTTATTTAACAAGCAACACATCAACTCTTTGGGTATTCAATTCACTTGAAGGTGAATGGAATAGTCTTGGTCAATTGACTGGTCCACAAGGATTTCAAGGTACGCAAGGTGTGCAAGGACCACAAGGAGTTCAAGGCGCACAAGGCGTTCAAGGTCAAACAGGTGCTGGTGAACAAGGCTTCCAAGGAATTAGAGGCGCAAGTTCTTGGACTCCAATCACAGACAAAATTACACAGAGCACCGTCGATTCTAATTTGTTTACTAAAACAAGTGGCGGTAATGCATGGAACGCTGAAGTGTATTCTAAGGAAGGATATACGAGAGGTGTATTCGTAACTGCAAACGTTGCTCAAGCAAATGTTTATGCTATCGTTGGATTGAATGAAGATCCACAAGCAAATCCAAGTTTCACTTCAATTGACTACGGGTTCTATTTTGATCCAACTGGAACTGTTTCTATATTTGAGGGTGGATCTTCAATTTCTTCTGAAGGAAATTACGGGACCAACACACAATTTACAATCACTTATAATAGTTTATCTGTACAATATTATAAAGATGGAACGCTCGTTCGTGATGTTGCAAGAGTAGTCGGCAATCCATTATATTTAGATACTGCATTTTATACAAATGCCGCATCAATGTATATCACCTTTGGTGCGATGGGTGAAGCAGCTGGCGCTCAAGGTGCTTCAGGTGTACAAGGCGCTCAAGGAAGACAAGGCGCTGTAGGTGCTTCGGGCGATGCTGGTCCACAAGGTCATCAAGGTGTTCAAGGTACACAAGGTCATCAAGGCGTTCAAGGCGCACAAGGTGTTCCTGGCGTTCAAGGTGCGACAGGAACACAAGGCGATCAAGGCGCGCAAGGGTTTCAAGGTTTAAGTGGCGTTCAAGGCGCGCAAGGTGTTCAAGGTGCGCAAGGTGTTCAAGGTGCGCAAGGTGTTCAAGGTGTTCAAGGTGCAACTGGTGCTGGTGCACAAGGTGCGCAGGGCATTCAAGGTTCACAAGGAGTTCAGGGCGCAATCGGCGCGCAGGGTGTACAAGGCGAAAGTAATGTAGATCAAATTCTTGGTAAACAAACGATATGGGTTCCTGCCATTTCAATGGTCACAACTACAACAAATGGCGCCATATTGTCAACGACAGAAACTTCAACAAACAAACTTATGATTGCAGCGTTAGACTTTGATGCATCAACTGAAAACTATGCACAGTTTATGATTCAAATGCCAAAATCTTGGAATGAAGGAACGCTAAACGTGCAATTTATTTGGTCACACCCAACAACAGCAACTAATTTTGGTGTTGTTTGGGGAGCTGAAGCAGTTGCATTTAATGATGGTGATCCATATGATACTGCATTTGGTACAGCTGTAACTGTAGCAGATACTGGTGGAACAGCAAATGCCATTTACAGAAGTGCTGAGGCAACAGGATTGACCGTTGCTGGATCGCCAACAGCAGAGGAATATGTTGCGTTTAGAGTTAAGCGTGTTGTATCTGATGGTTCAGATACAATGGGTGTCAGTGCAAGATTGCATGGCGTTAAAGTACACTATGTTATTGATGCAGCAAGAGATAATTAAACATGTTGAATATAACTTCTGCGAGTGGGTTTGGTGCTAATTATGCAGCAACTTTACCCGAAACCATATATCCTGCATTTTCACAAACCGTTGCTTTTACAAGTGCTACTAGTGGTACAAGAATTAAATTACCGAACTATGTGAACACAATTCGTGTTTATGCATGGGGTGGCGGTGGCGCAGGTGGTGGTAAAGGACCAGGTCCTCTTGGACCAGAAGGTGGTCCATCAACACCAGGCGCAAGAAGAGGCGGTACTGGCGGTGATGGTGGTTATGTAAAAGCAGATTTTCCAGTCCCACCTGGATCAATCATTTATGTTCGTGTTGCTGGTGGCGGTTCTGCTCCAGGCAGCAGTACTGTTGGTGGTTCTGGTGGCGGTTACTCATCTGTTGAATTGCCACAATCATTTCCAGCATATCATTTACTTGTCGCTGGTGGTGGCGGTGGCGGTGGTAGAGCACCAACTGTAAACAGTTTGACTCCAAGCCCAGCATTTCCTGCAGGAGATTATTATCCAGGATCTGCAGGTGGTCCAGCATTCGCTTCAGGTTCTGGAACAGGTTTTTTATTTGGTAGCGCTGCAACAGTTTCTACAGGCGGTGTTGGTGGATATCAACCAATTGGCGGTGTTCCTGTGCCAGTACTGGGACCAGTAAATGGACCAATATATGGACCATTACCACCAAGCACAGGACCAAGTCGTGCAGCAGAATCTGGAACATTTTTACGAGGTGGTGGTGCAGTAGGTGGCGCAATCAATGGTGGTGGTGCAGGAAACGCAACATTACCGCCACCAGCATGGCCAGGAACAAGTTTTGAGCCTGGTCCATATTCAATAAATAATTCTGGCGGTGGTGGTGGCGGCTATTATGGCGGTGGTGCCGCACATCCTCGACAATATGTTTCAAGTTCTTTTGCATTTGGTGATGCAGGTGGTAGTGGCGGTTCATCATATATTAATCCAGCAGGTTCAAATACTGCTATGGCAAATAGTGGACCATATACGCCAAATCCAGTGTATTCAGCATATTATTCACCAACCTACAAGATTGCAACTGGTGGTATTGGAATGACTCCACCACAAGCAAATTGGAGTGCTGAGGTTGGTGGGGATGGTTTAGTTGTAATTGTATATTAATATTTGGAGATTTTATTATGAATGATTTATATAAAAATGGATACCGAGTATATCGTAATGCTGTTTCTAAGAAACTTCTCAATTTTATCGCATTACAGATTAATATGCAAAAAGACTATGAAAACTTTTCAAAGGGTTTACCTTTAAACTCATATGTTGCTTGGGATCCAAATCAAAAATTCTCGCAAGGAGATGAGCAAGTACCAAACGCATACAGTTTTTCTAGAACATTTTGCACTGAATCATTTTTAATGACGATGCTTCCTTTTATGGAAGCGCAAACAAATAAAAAATTGCTACCAACATATTCTTATGGTAGAATATATTTTCAAGATGCAGTTTTGCAAATTCATAAAGATAGACCAAGTTGTGAGTTTTCTGCAACATTACCAATTCAAACTCATGGTCAAGAATGGAGTATTTACTTTCAAGATTTAAACGGCAAAGTAAAAGAAGTTGTTTTAAATGAAGGTGATATATGCATTTATTGGGGGACAGAAGTAAATCACTGGCGCGAAAAATTTAAAGGCAATTCATATATGCAATTGTTTTTACACTATGTGGATAAAAATGGACCTCATGCTGACTGGGCTTTTGATAAAAGACCAATGCTTGGTGCGCCAGCAGAAACTGCGTTACAAGCACAACAAGAAAAACTAGAGTGGTAAAGTACCAATAAATATAAGATGGCAGAAATAACATATAATTACGAAGAGATCATTCCTAACGTAAAACCTTATAGAGGTTATGACGATTTCATCCATTCAATACGAATAAAGGTTAGTGCGACTGATGGTAATAACACAGTTGAGACTGTAGGTATTTTTGAATTGAATGTTGATCAAGAATTCACAGAAGAAAATCCTTTTGTTCCTTTTGATCGATGGGATCGCGCAAAGGTTTTGCAAGTAGCAGATTCGCTTCTTGAAAGAGCAAAAACGAAAGAACGGCTTCAAATGAAATTGAAGGTTGCTGCTGCAAAACCTAAACCAAAGAATTTTAACATTTAACGAATCATGGCAGTTTTATCCGCTCTCAAATCTGGAAATACAGCTCAATTAGATGCTTATGTTGGCTATCTAACCGAGATTGTTTATGACACAGATAAAAACACCATTCGTGTTCACGACGGCACAAAAGTTGGTGGATACGAACTAGTCGGTAATGTCACACGTGATGGAAACAACATCATATATGGTGACAATGTTTCATTCAGCGCTGGCAACACAACAATCACAATTGATGATAATGGCGTTCGAATTAATTCGAACACATTAATTGTCGGAACAACTAATGTTCTCGCTGCTATTGCTAATGCTGAAAATGTTGTAATAAAAGTCGCTAACAATTTAGTTGGCAATGCTGCTGTTTTAAATTTTCAAAACGGCAACAATATTATTATAACAACAACATCAAATGGTAATCAGATTAATTTGCTGTTCTCATCAACCGCAACTGGTAATGGTGGCGGTAATGGTGCAAGTGCATTATTAAATTACACTTATAGTTCAAATACAGATAACGTCACACCTGGTGTTGGTATTGTTAAATTCGATAGCGAAGATTTAACAACAGCGACAGAAATGTATTTGGATTATTTTGATGATTATACCAACGATCTTAGTGATTACTTTACAAATTTAAACAACGATGGCACTGGTTATATTAAGATCATCAGTGGTACCAATCCAGAAAAGTTTGCGATATTTGCATATTCTTCGATAAATGATATTACTGAAACTGGTTATAACATTTTCAGCATTAATCATATATCTGGCGGAACTACTTCATTTGATGATGCCGAAGATGTAAGACTTGACTTTGATCGTTTTGGTGGCACTGGTGGTCCTGCTGGAAATGTTGGTGTTGAAGTTGAAGAATGGTTAATTGGTGAACAACCAGTTATCAATTTTAAAAGCGGAAACACTGCAAACTTAATTATAACTGGTGAAGAAGATTCAAATAACTTCCGAACTAATGTTTATATTGATCTTGTAGCAAGTTCAATAGTTGGCGCAAAAGGCGAGCCTGGTGCTCCTGGTGGTGCGCAAGGTTTCCAAGGCGCGCAAGGTTTCCAGGGTGCAGCTGGTGGCGCAAAGGGTCAAAAAGGTATAAAAGGTGACGTTGGTAGTAAAGGTCCTCAAGGTTTTAGAGGCAATCAAGGAATTCAAGGCGCACAAGGTCAACAAGGCGCACAAGGCGCACAGGGTCGACAAGGTGCTCAAGGTTCTCAAGGTTTTCAAGGTCCACAAGGCGCGCAAGGTTCACAAGGCGCACAGGGTGCTCCTGGTGCACAAGGTACTGCTGGTGCACAAGGTGCTGCTGGTGTTTCAAATGTCCCAGGACCAAAAGGTGAACCTGGTGCACAAGGTGAACCTGGCGCTCAAGGTGCTACAGGTAGTGATTCATTTATTCCAGGACCAAAGGGAGATAAGGGAGACAAAGGAGATAAAGGTGTTGGAGCACAAGGTGCTGCTGGAGCGCAAGGTGCTACTGGTGAACCTGGTCCTCAAGGCGCTCAAGGTGCACCTGGAGTACAAGGCGCTGAAGGTTCACAAGGCGCTAGAGGTTCAGACGGCACCGCAGGATCTCCAGGAGAAAAAGGCGATCCAGGTCCTCAAGGAGCTCAAGGTGCTGCTGGAGCGCAAGGTGAACCTGGAGCACAAGGTGCAACTGGCGCAGATTCGTTTATTCCAGGAGCAAAAGGCGATAAAGGTATAAAAGGTGATGTTGGTGAAACTGGACCACAAGGTGCTACTGGTGCACAAGGTTCGTCAGGTGCGCCTGGAGTACAAGGTGCACAAGGTGCACCTGGTCCACAAGGTGCTGTTGGCGCTCAAGGTGCACCTGGAGTACAAGGCGCACAAGGTGCGACAGGCGATACTGGTCCACAAGGTCCTAGTGGATCTGGCGCACCAGGAACTCCAGGTGTGCCTGGTACGCCATCTAGTGTTCCTGGTCCACAAGGAGCAACAGGAACTCCTGGAGCACAAGGCGCTACTGGTGATAAAGGCGATAAAGGTTCAACAGGTCAAACGGGCGATACTGGTCCGCAAGGTCCGCAAGGCATTCAAGGTGCTCAGGGTGTTCAAGGTCATCAAGGTCATCAAGGTGTTCAAGGTCATCAAGGTGTGCAGGGTGAACAAGGCGCTCAAGGTTTTCAGGGTGAACAAGGATTTCAAGGTGTACAAGGCACGCAAGGTTCGCAAGGTAGAATAGGTCAAACTGGTGCGGCATCTTCTGGCGGCACAAGTTATTTGTTCCAACCACCAGGCGGTCCAGATGGTTCTACAAGCGATAGTGATCCAGGAACAGGTTTCTTTAGGTTTAATGATGCCGACATTACTAGCGTTACGAGAATTTTTATTGATCCAGGTGATGTTTGGCAAATTCGTCACGATACATGGTTAAATTCCTTTGACGACAGTACAAGCACTTATAAAGGCATTTTAGAAATTGAAGAAAATGCTGTACCTGAACCTGGCTTGGAAGAAGAACACAACTTCTCTATGTGGCGAGTTACTCAAGTAGAGTACATACCAGACACAGGAAGTGGCGAATATTTTAGAATTCATGTTGTATACATTTCTGGTCGCATGCCAGCATCAACATACGGAAACCCATATTCAATTCGTTTTTATCGCACAGGCGATAAAGGAGATCAAGGTCCTCCAGGTGGTCCACAAGGATTCCAAGGTGCTGCGGGTGCACAAGGTGCACAAGGCATTCAAGGTGCACAAGGCATTCAAGGGTCTCAAGGATTCCAGGGAGCACAAGGATTTCAAGGAGCACAAGGCATTCAAGGAGCACAGGGATTCCAGGGTGCACAAGGCATTCAAGGCGCACTTGGCGTTCAAGGTCCGCCAGGATTTCAAGGAGCACAAGGTGCGCCAGGAGCCAGCCCTATTGGTCCACAAGGCATTCAAGGCGCGCAAGGATTCCAAGGTCGCCAAGGATTTCAAGGTGCTCAAGGTGCTCAAGGTGCACAAGGATTTCAGGGCGCTCAAGGTATTCAAGGGGCACAAGGATTTCAAGGTCCTTCTGGCTCTCCTGGAGTTGGTCCTCCAGGTGTGCAAGGTGCACAAGGAATTCAAGGAGCACAAGGTTTTCAAGGCGCTCAAGGATTTCAAGGTCGTCAAGGATTCCAGGGAGCACAAGGATTTCAAGGCGCGACAGGATTTACAGGACCACAGGGTTTGGCTGGTGCAACTGGTCCGCAAGGATTACAAGGACGTCAAGGCATTCAAGGTGCGCAAGGATTCCAGGGCGCACAAGGTTTTCAAGGAGCACAAGGTTTTCAAGGTCGTCAAGGATTCCAAGGTTCGCAAGGATTCCAAGGTTCGCAAGGATTCCAAGGTTCAACTGGAATTCAAGGATTAACTGGACCACCAGGCAGTCAGGGTACACAAGGATTTAGAGGTGCAACAGGCGATCCTGGATCACAAGGTGCTGCAGGCGCAGCAGGTCCTCAAGGCGTACAAGGTGCAGCTGGAACACCTGGCGCTGGAGGCGGATTTACAGAATCTTTAGAAAATGTTCATACTGCAGCATTTACGTTAACGCCTTTAGGAACAACAAAATCTTCGTGGTTAAGATTTCCTAATGGAGTTTTGATGCAATTTGGTGTAGTTAGAGCACCAGCATTTCCAGGATATTGGGCTGATAATAGCACATGGTCAGTAACTTTTCCCACAGCATTTGATACAAATGATGGTGATCCACTTAACTATTTTTACCCAGTAATTTATTATGGTGGTTCAGTATCAATCAGTAGTTCAACACAAAGACAGGCTTGGACAGAAATTTTAGATACTGGTTTCACATCATTGGGTGTGTCAGGAAAAATTAGTGAGGTTGGTGGTGGTGGTGCAGCCTCTGTTGGTGTATATTGGCTTGTAATTGGTAAAGCGCCAGCATAATATTTGGAGATTTTAAAATGCCGTATGCATATTACTCGAATACGACAAAAGGTTTTTATGTAACTGAACTTAATTACCCAAGATATCCTGATGATGTGATTGCCATCACACAAGAACAACATGAATATTTTTTAAATGAGATAAATGGTAATAATAAAACGATTGTTGTAACTAATGGTGATATCGGTTTAGTTGAAAAACCACCACCAATAATTGATTGGGACGCAATAAGATATAAAAGAAATCGATTATTGCTGCAATCAGATCACACGCAACTGCCAGACTTTCCAGAAGCCAAAAAATCTCAATGGGCTACATATAGACAAGAACTTAGAGATATTCCACAAACATACGCAACACCATCAGATGTGATTTGGCCAACGCCACCAACTTGAGGACTATTTTATGATTAATGCTTTTGTGATTAATTTGACAAAAAATTCAACAAAACTTACTTCTTTCATTCGACGTTTCAATCAACAGTTTCCAGATAAATCTAAGATTGCGCTACATCGTTATGAAGCAGTAGATGGTTTAACTATAAATCACGATCAATTGTTAAAAATGGGTTATGATACTTATCGCTCTTGGCGCGATCCATATCATAATCGTAAGTTCACGCATGGTGAAATTGGCTGCACTTTAAGTCATTTTGGTGTTTGGAAAAAATGTATTGAATTAAATCAACCGATTATTGTTTTTGAAGACGACATTGAATTTCTACCTAACTTTAATCTAGATGATATTGTAGAAGTTCTTAAAACAAAAGAGTTCGTTTATCTTTCAAGAAAAGACATTGGTGGTAAATCGAAACAAATTAATGATAAGTTGGCAATTCCTCCATACGCATACTGGACTTGCGCTTATGCATTAACTCCAATTGCTGCCGTTAAGTTATGCAATAATTTTGCATATAATAATATTTTGCCTGCGGATGAGTATTTACCTTTAATGTTGGATGTGCACCCATCTCCAGAATTAAATGATCATTTTATGCACCTTCCTAAAATAGAACCTTTGGCATTTGAGCCAAGTGTATGTAAACCTGTAGCAGGTGCATTTAATACTTCCGATACAGAAATTGGAACAGGAACCAAATACTTTAAAGATTTTGATTTAAAGGTTGTTACCGTCGCGACCGATTTAAGTAAAGCCAAACAACTATTAACATCAGCAGAAAAACATAATATTAAAGTTAGAGTGCTTGGAGCAAATAAAGATTGGACTGGTGGGGACATTAAACGAGGACCTGGCGGTGGTACGAAAGTTAATTTTCTTAGAAATGAATTGCAAAATTATCAAGATGACGACCTAGTGATGTTTGTGGATGGTTATGACGTTTTAATTAATGAAGAAGAATATGGTATTATAGAACGCTATCTAACCTTTCATTGCAAAGTTTTATTTGCTGCTGAAAAAGTTTGTTGGCCAGATAGAAGTTTAGAGCCGTACTTCCCTGAACCTGCAAATGGTTATCGATATTTGAATAGTGGATGTTTTATCGGCGTGGTTTCTGAACTTAAGAAGATTGTTTCGGATACAATTAACGACACTGATGATGATCAACTGTATTTTCAAAGAAAGTTTCTAAGTAAAAAATACGACATGAAACTGGATCATGAGGGGTACGTTTTTCAGTGTATTTCAATGGTCGAGGATAAAATTGGGTTAAACAAACACAATCAGATCACAAATTCTGAAACTCGATGTACAGGAGTTGTTTTACATGGAAATGGTGGTCCTATTGCGAAAGATCGTTTTGATGCAATCTATAATTTCCTTTATCCAGATAAACCACCCACAAAATACACCTTTGCAAATACAAAAAACTTTAGAATCGTTGGACCAGAAATCATATGCATTAAGTTTATGACGCCTCAAATGTGTGCCGATCTAATTGGTATGGCTGAAGAAACTGCGCGCAAAAATGGTGGGTTTAAACCATTAGAATATGATAAATTTCCAGCACAAGAACTTCGCATCAAAGCAATTGATCAAGGTTTGTGGAACGCTATTGAAAAAAACTTAAAAGAGTACATCTTTCCTGTAATTGAGTCTTATTGGGCACCGACGCAGATGTATGGTGTTCGGGATCTTTTTGTAATTCGTTATAGCCCCGATACACAAAAATCACTTAACTGTCACAATGATGCTTCCATGGTAAGTGGAACGGTAAAACTCAATAATGATTATACAGGGGCAGAATTATACTTCAGAAGGCATAATATTAAGAATACTGATATGGAAGTGGGCGAATTGATGCTTTGGCCAGGACAGGTGACTCACGGTCACGAGAGCCTACCAATTACAAGTGGAACTAAATATAGTCTAGTTCTATGGACACAACGCCACCCAAGAGATGAAATTTAATGGCTAAACCTACCTCTCGCGCCGAATTAAAAGACTATGCGCTACGCAAATTAGGGTTTCCAGTCGTAGAGATTAACGTCGACGACGATCAGTTAGACGATCGTATCGACGAAGCTCTTACGATGTATCAGCAATTTCATTATGATGCAGTTGAAAAAACCTATTATAAACATCAGGTTACTAGTGGTGACGTTGCCAACACATATATTTCGATGCCAAGTAGCATTATTGGTGTAACTCGTATGTTCCCAGTCAGCACTGACAGCGTTAACTCGAACGCTGCAGGCAATTTTAATATGTTCGATTTGACGTATCAGTTACGTTTGAATGAACTTTACGATTTTACCTCTGCTGATTACGTTTACTATGCGCTCGCAAAACAACATATTCGTACACTCGACCTTCTATTTTTAGGCGAACAACCTGTTCGTTTTAATCGTCATGACGATAAACTTTATATCGATATGAAGTGGAATAATCGAATTGTTGTCGGTAGTTACTTGGCCATTGAATGTTATAAAGTCATAGACACAGCAGTTTCCACAGAAATATGGAATGATAGTTGGCTTAAAAAGTATGTAACTGCATTGTTCAAAAAGCAATGGGGCGAGAATCTTAAAAAGTTTTCTGGCGTTCAACTTCCTGGTGGAATTACATTGAACGGTCAACAAATATGGAATGAGGCTGAACAAGAGATTGAACGTCTCGAAGAAAAACTTCGCGACACATATGAAGAACCACCACAGTTTGAGATTGGTTAATGCCAACATCAGTTTATTTCAATAACTATAATTCTCATGCTGAGCAACGATTATATGAAGATTTAATCGGTGAAGTTGTTCACACATACGGAATAGACGCAAAGTATATTCCAAGAGAATCAGAGTCATCTTTTGATCTTGTGTTTGGTGACGATCCAACTAAGAAATATGATTCATCATATCCAATCGCGGTTTATGTTCAAAATGTTGATGGATTTCAAGGCGGCGATTTGTTTAGTAAATTTGGTCTTGAGATTCGTAAACAAGTTCAATTCGTCATTCCTCATCGCGCATTTAAGCAAGGTATTCCACAAAATCTACTTCGTCCAAGAGAGGGAGATTTATTGTGGTTGACTAATTTTAAAAATCTATTTGAAATTACTTTTGTTGAACGTGATAACTTTTTCTACACATTCGGTAGATCAAGTTATTATGGCTTTCTTGTTACTTGTGAACTATTCCGTTACAGTAACGAAGATCTTGCAACAGGCGATCCAGAAGTTGATGTAATTGAAAATGAATTGTCATCTGCGTTTAAATACACTATGACTGCTGGTGGAACGAGTACTTATGCATTGAACGAGCAAGTATATCAAGGAACAAGTTTAAACGCTGCAACTGCAATTGGTTACGTTGCAAGATGGGATAAGCCTACTTTGAGTTTAGAATTAAAAGATGTAAAAGGAAGATTTGCTACAGGCTCCGCTATTGTTGGAGTAGAAAGTGGAGCAAGTTATGTGTTATCAAGTACAAATCTGTTTGATAATACGAATGATGGTTTAGAAAACAATTTCGATTTTGAATCTGAAGCAGATGGTGGGATTTTAGATTTTACTGAATCTAATCCATTTGGTGAACCATAATGTTAGGTAGTCCATTTTATCATAGAACAATACGCAAAAATGTTATTGCGTTCGGTTCACTTTTCAACGACATTACTCTTGTTCGTTATTTAAAAAACAGTTCAACAGAAATTGAACGTTTTAAAGTTCCGTTGTCATATGCAGCAAAAGAAACTTTTATAACTAAATTGCTTGGCGATCCTGACCTACAAAAAAATGTGCAGGTCGTTTTGCCAAGAATGTCATTCGAGATTACTTCAATAACATATGATTCGAGTCGAAAAACGTCATCATTTAACGAGACATTTTTTATTAAATCGAATTCTAAATTAGATTATTTGCGCAGTGGTGTACCATATACAATTGGTTTTGATTTGCAAATTTATGTTCGTAACGTTGAAGATGGTACACAAATTGTCGAACAAATTTTACCATATTTTAATCCAGATTACACAGTTTCTGTTAACTTCATTAATAATCTTGAAACAAAAAGAGATGTTCCAATCATATTAGAAAATGTTTCATATTCTCAAAACTATGAAGGAGAAAAGGGAACTGTTCGTTATTTGATATGGACATTATCGTTTACTATGAAGACATACTTTTTCGCTAACACTTCAGAATCTAGTGTTATCCGTAAAGTTGTTGCAAATACGTCGTATGAACTTGAATCAACAGCATTACGTCAATTCATTGTCGAAAATGGTTGCATCTATAAGATTGGCGAAACAGTATATCAAGGACCTAATGTACCAAACGCAACTGCAGTTGGTATAGTCAGTAGACAGTTTGGAAATAATGTCACAATTCAATTACGATCAGGAAAGTTTGATATTGACAAACCATTGTTTGGAGTAGACTCGCGAGCAAATTGTTCAATTATTGAAGATGTTAATGAACCATTGCAGCTCGTATATCAATCTGCAACACCAAACCCATTAAATTCAAGTTCTAATAGTGATTTTGGATTTACAGATGTATTGCAAGAATACCCATACATCTATCCTGTTACTGCAAATACAGATACATATAGTACAGATTCGTTAAACATCACTGTCGATACTAACCAACTAACCTCGGACGAAGAGCAATAAAATGGCAAGACAAAATATTAATATCGGCACAGCAGCAAACGACGGCACAGGCGATAAACTTCGCGTAGCCTTTGATAAGATCAACGATAATTTCGTTGAATTGTATGAGCAAGGCGACAAAGGAACTAAAGGCGACAAAGGTGAACCTGCTGTTGGTGGATCAGGTGCACAAGGAGCACAAGGTGTTGCTGGCGACAAGGGTGCAACAGGCGCGCAAGGCGTGCAAGGTGATATTGGCATCT